TCACAATGGCTGAAGCTAAAAAAAGAGCTTCTAATTTGGATATGGAAGTTTATTCAAGAAAAGCTAAACAGTATGTAGAAGAAAAAAACTTTTCACAACAAGCAAATGATGAAATGAAGCTTTACAACTTAACAATGAAAGTCAACAGACTTGAGTTGTTAAAAGCCAATATCGGTTTGGCTTTAGTAAGTGGCCATGATGAATTAGAAAAATATATGGACAATCTTCTTGAAAATAGAACACTTAATGAAATTCAAAGACAGTCAGGAATTTTAGGATCAACAATTTTAGATAATGCTGATACAGTTCATTCAATTGTCAACGCATCATTTCACAATGCAACATTCAGCGATAGAATTTGGATGCATCAAGATTTGCTAAAGTATGATCTTGAAAGCTTACTAGCATCAGGACTTATCCAAGGAAAAAATCCTAATGAGTTAGCCAGACTATTACGAAAACGTTTCAATGTTAAAATTAGTGATGCGCAACGATTAATGAGGACTGAACTTGCTAGAGTTCAAATTGCCGCACAACAAAAATCATACGAAGCAAATGGATTTGATGAATATGAATATATAACATGTGGGATTGGCGATGCGTGTGATACGTGCAGATCATTGGATGGCAAGGTTTTTCTTTTGAATCGAATGAACGTTGGAGACAATGCTCCACCTGTGCATCCTAACTGTCATTGTTCAACAGGACCTCATATGGATAGTAAATTATATGATGAATGGCTTGGTGGGGTTGCAAATGGTAAACATAGTTTGAGGTTTGATGAATATAAAAAAGTTTCAGGTGTGAAAAATGATTTAAAAAAACAAATTGCATCTTTATCTAAAAGTGAAAAAGAAATTCTTACAAGATATACTGGCAATCTTGCTATGCAAATTAATTTTGCTTTAAATACTGGACGTGAAAGAAAATTCAAAAAGGTTATAGCAATGTTAGATCATGCACTAAGTAAAGGAAAGATTTCAGATGATTTAATTTTATATCGAAAAATAGATAGTAAAGTTCTACTAAATAAAAGAAATGTTTCTGACAATGACATGTTTAGTTTAAAAGGTACTACGAAAACAGAGAAAGGATATTTGTCTACATCATTTAAAAACTTTGATTATAAATTAAGAGATGTAAATCTTGTTATGAAAATTCCAAAAGGTTATAAAGGCGCATTGTATATTGAACCATTAGCAAAAGAAAGTTATAAAAATCAAGATGAGGTTTTGTTTAAAAGAGGTGTGTGCTACAATATATGTGAAGTAAAAAAAGAAAAAGATAAATACACTTTAATAGTGGAGGTAAAGATAAATGATTGATTACGATAAATACCAATTTCATATTAAAGTTATAGGAAGCAAAGAAGAATTTATAAAGCATATTGAAGAATTTAAAAAAGCTGCTCCTTATTATACAGAGGAAGACATAGTAGCAATTCTTGATGAAGAACAAGACAAAAAAATAAGGCCTTCTTTTTGGAATAGACCTTGGATGTAAGCCGACAAATAGTCGGTTTTTATTTTTTCAAAATTAAGGAGTAGGCATGGAAGTTAATATTTTAGGAACAACTTATGAAATTGAAAAGCTGGATGAAAAAGATTCATGCATGCTTAAAAATAATGCTGATGCATATGTTGATTACATAGAAAAAAAGATATTTTTGCATAAGGATGATGTTATGATCAATGCATCATTAAGGCATGAATTAATTCATGCTTTTATGTATGAAGCAGGAATTGAATTTGGATATCAATTTCATAATGAAGATGTTGTTAATTATATAGCAACTATTTTTCCAAAATTAGAAAAAGCAGTTAAAGAAACAAAATGTATTTAATAGGCAAGTTTATAAGACTTGTTTTTTTGTACTCAATTTTAAAGAAAGGAGAATGACAATGTTAAATGCGTTATTAATTATTTTTGTTATAGCAAAAATATTAGGCTTTATAACTTGGTCGTGGTGGATTGTATTAAGTCCGTTATTGATTCAAGTATCAATCGTTTTATTAAGTTTAGTATTTTATGGTGTAGCTAATTTTAGAATTAAGAATCTTTTAAAGAAGCTTAAAAAGGAACTTTAAGGAGAGGAGGTATTTTAATGGCGGAAGGGTTGAGACACCATTTTCATCAAGAATTTGAATATCATAATGTTCAATATTTCGATAAGAAAAGACACATAATTGTTAAGAAAATTCAATACATGTGTATGATATGCGGACGCATTCGTCATGAGAAATATGACTGCTACGTACCACCACCTAAATCCAAAACCAAATCATTAGAACGGAATAAGAAGAAATATGGCAATCGAGGTTGATTGCTTTTTTATTTTCTAAAAGAGGAATTTATATGATTAAAATTACAGTTGGAATCTCTAAAGAACATATAGCAGTTAAATGTGTTGGTCATGCAAATTACAACATATGTGGTGAAGATATTGTATGTTCTGCAATTTCCACACTCTTACAAACGCTTTGCTATAGTTTGGAAGAATTGACATCAAACAAAATAAACGTTTCTCTAGAAAAAGGAGAAGGATATATAGGTATATATCATCCAACATGTAAAGCAATTACATTAGTTAATGGCTTTGTAATTGGATGTAGAGAGGTAAGTCATACTTACCCTGATTATGTACAATTAGAAATCAAAGAATAGCACTACAATGAGTGCTTTTTATTTTGTCCAAGCATTTACGACATTAAAAGATATGGATGAGTCAGGCGTGGAAACTTTAAGCTACGGAAAAGAGCAGGCGTGTAACTCTCTAAAAGATACGGATAGGAGAAATAAAAATGAAAAAAGAATTAGAAAAATTATTATCCCATAAAAGAAACTTAAATTTACAGTTATTCGCTGAAGAAGGCGGAGATGGTGAATCAGGCAACGATGATCCTGAAGACAAATCAGGAGATGGTGGAAATGATGACAAAAAATACACTGACGAAGATGTAAACAACATCATCAATCGAAAATTTGCTGAATGGGAAAAAAGACAAAAAGAAAAAAGCGCAAAAGCTGCAGAAGCTGAACGATTAAAAAACATGACCGAAGAAGAAAAAAGAAAACATGAAATGGAAGAACTCCAAAAGAAAATCGCCGGTTATGAAAAAGAAAAAGCTATTGGAGCAATGACAAAGGTTGCCAGAGGAATCTTAAACGATTCGAAAATCGTTGTTAATGATGAATTATTAGTAAATCTAGTAGCTGAAGATGCTGAAACAACAAAAGCAAATGTAGAAAACTTTGTTAAAAACTTCAATGACGCTGTTCAAAAAGCTGTGGTTGAAGCTTTAAGAGGAAAAACACCTCGATTAAAGGATGGTTCAAAAGAGTTGACAAAAGAAGATATTCTAAAAATTAAAAATAGAACTGAACGTCAAAAAGCAATGGCTGAACATCCTGAATTATTTAGATAAAAAAAGGAGAAAACTATATGAGAAAACAATTCAATTTACAATTATTTGCTGCACCAACAAATACAACAGTTACAACTGATTTAGAACCAGGTATTTCTATCGATTATACTTCTAGAATCAGTTCAAATATTAATGAATTACAAGATTTATTAGGGGTTACTGAATTAACACCAATGTCTTCAGGAACAACAATCAAAATCTATAAAATGGAGGTTGGCACAGTTGCTCCTCAAGTTGGAGAAGGTGAAACAATCGGTTTAACTAAAGTAACTAGAAAGAAAGTCAAAGATATTGACCTAGTATTAGAAAAATATCGTAAATCAACTACTGCCGAAGCAATTCAACGTTCAGGACGTAATATTGCTATCAATCAAACTGATGAAAAAATGGTCGGTGTCATTCAAGGACAAATCAAAAAGACTTTCTATTCTACATTAAAAGAAGGTACTGGTACTGCTACTGGTAAAACTTTACAATCTGCCTTATCTGCAGTGTGGGGAGAATTAGTTAAACATTATAAAGATGAAACAGTTACACCTATTTATTTTGTATCTACAGATGATATTGCTGAATATTTAGGTTCAAAAGAAATCACTTTACAAACTGCTTATGGATTCACATACTTAAAGAATTTCTTAGGTTTAGGTGATGTCATCGTTTCACCTGAATTAGAAAAAGGTACAGTATATGGTACTGCCAAAGAAAACATTGCGGGTGCTTATATCCCAACAAACAATGGGGATGTTGCTGATACATTTGGCTTAACAAGTGATACAACAGGTCTAGTAGGTATGGTTCATACTTCTAAAACAGACAATGCAACAATTGAAACATTATTAATGTGTGGTGTTAAATTCTTCGTTGAATATGTTGATGGCGTATTCAAAGGAACAATCACTCCGGGAGATGCTGCTTAATGTATGTTGCAATTAAAAGATTTTCTGATTTAACAGATGATGATCATATTTATGATACTGGTGATGTGTACCCTAGAGATGGCTTTGAACCATCTAGGGAACGTATCATTGAATTAGCAACATCAAAAAATAAACTAGAAACACCACTCATCACTTATATTGAGGATGAAGAAAAAAATATTGAAGAAAATGATAAAGTAGAAGATGAAAAGCAAACGCCTAAGAAAACAACTAAAAAAGCTAAAAGTGAATAGTTATGGCAATCATTGATGATGTAACAGCGTTGTTAGGCTTTTCTGATGAAAAGTATAACAAAACATTAGATGTGATTATTCGTCTTACTACTAATCGCTTAAAAACACTATTGGATGTTGAAGAAGTACCAACTGAATTAGAATATATTGTTACTGAAGTTTCAATTGTTAGATATAACAAGATTGGTTCTGAAGGAGTCACAAGTCATTCCGTTGAAGGAGAAACCATGTCATTCAGTGACAATGATTTCAAGGGGTATCTAAATGATATAGAAGTTTGGAAAAATAAAAAGAACGAAGTAAAAGGAGTTGTCAAATTCTTATGAGATATGACACTCCTATTTATTTTCAAAAAGTTACACAAGGTGAGTATGATCCTACTACCGGAGATTATGGAGAGGATACAGTAGATGAAACCTGTGTAATGGCATCTGTCATGGATACAAGGACTGAAACAATGCAAATTGTTTATGGTTCTATCAAGCAAGGAAGCAAAACGATTCATATTCAAAACCATTATGATAAGTCCTACGATTCTATTAGAATTGATAATAAGATTTATCGAGTGGATTATTCTAGAAAACTTAGAAATAAACAGTCGTTTATCGTTCATGAGGTGCAAAATGGGTAGAGGTATAAATATTACAGGCATTAAAGAATTAGAGGCTAAACTCAAAAAAAATGCAACTCTTGATGATGCTAGAACTGTTGTTAAGAAAAATGGTGCGGATTTGCAAACTTTAATGACAAGAAATGCTAATTTCGTTAAAGGGTATGCAACAGGCACAACAAAGAGAAGTATTCGATGTACATTTACTGATTTGAATTTAACAGCAACGGTTAAACCAACAACATACTATTCACCTTACCTTGAATATGGAACACGTTTCATGTCGGCCCAGCCATTTGTAAGACCATCTTTCAACATTCAAAAAGAAATCTTCAAAAGAGAACTAAAGAAATTAATGAAATGAGGTGTGTTATGGATCCTCAACAAGAATTGATCAGTTACTTGTTAGTAACATTAAAAAAAGA